AGTCCGCTGACAAAGACTAATGATAGTCAACGAACGATTTTACTTCCTAAAAAAGCAGTAGCAATTTATAAAGAATTTTCAAAAGAAAGTTATCCAGTTAACCATTCTTAATTATTCTTGCAAATATTGATGTATACAATAGGTAGAACTAAAAACCATTAATCATTTTTGACTATTTTTGATGTTTGTTGTACAAAATTTCTTCCCCTTTTTTACCCCTTTTTATGATTTAACGGCACCTCAATTAAAAGATGCTGTTTGATTTTAAACACTCAATTTATATGTAAATATCGTTTGTACTTATTACGATAAAAAGCCCTAGCAGTAATTGCATTCCAAAGTTTGCAACTACCACTAGGGCTAAAATTTATTCTATCTAAATTTCAAACTAATCAAATCATTATCAGCTTTGCTTGCTGAGAACTCGTGGACTAATACTTCGGTTTCTGATTTACCATCTAATACTGGAAGTTGTGGTCCCTTAATTGGCTCAAACCAATAATCAATATGATTGCCTTCACCATGTTCATCATCTGAGAAACGAGCAATTACTTGTAACTGATGGCCGACTAAATCAGAAGAATAATCAAACTGGCCGCTAAATCCAGATAATTCGCTAGCAAAAATATCTGGGTGAGCTTGTTGGACATCTCCACGACTAGTTGGATTATACTCAATCCTTTGTAATTCATGCTGTGCGGCACTGTCGTATAGAATCAAAAAACGGTGATTCAATCCTAATGACATATCCGTAGCAAACCACCCGCTAACTTGAAGCTTATTACTAAAGACTACTGTATCAACATTATCAAGATTAGCGGCACTCTTTGTTAAGTCTAACAATGATACATAATCGACAAAATTTCCGTTACCAGCTGTGTCATCTGTATAACGGAAAATCAAATGCAACTTCTTACCTTTAATCTGATTTGAATAATCAAAGCTAGCACTAAAACCAGAGTTAGCACCATTAGGAATATCTGGATAAACCTTTGGAACGTCTGGCCGACTAGTAATATTGACTTGAGCACGACCAAACTCTTGACTCCCCTGTTCATTCGTTAAAATAGCAAATGCATATGGCTTACCTTGCGCTTGAGCAGCTGCAAACCAGCCATTAACTACTAGCTTATTTCCATCGAAGCGTACTGAATCCAGATTTCCACCGCTTGTAACTTTTTCTTCCATTGTAAACACTCCTGTAAAATCTACACTAATATCAATCTGCTCGCCCCAGGCATTGCTACTGAATTGCCAAGCATCAGTATGAGTGCTAATTGCTGGGAAGTACTCATAATCTGGCTGAGTAACTCCTGCCATTGTTGGATAAGATGCAATCCAAAGTTTGGCACCTGTTGCCTTATAGATGGCCTCGTAATCCCATAAGTCACGCATTCCCGAATATGAATAGAACACTGGAATAAAACCAGCTTGTTTAACAGCATTACAGAAAATGATTGCTGCTAAAGTATTTGCTGATTGGTAGCCTGCACGTTCTTCATAATCAAGGACTAATGCACTACCATGTTCAAGTCCCATCGTATTAGCTGTAGCAATAGCCGTATTGGCTTCTAAGCGTGCACGGTTGCCATCGCCAATAAAGCGACTAAAGTGGTAGCCACTGACTTTAAAGCCGACATGCTTAGCTGCTGCAATCTGTCCGGCACCATATTGGTTACGCCAATAAGTACTTTCAGAAAGCTTAATAATTGCTCCCCTAACGCCACGTGCTTTCCATTTCTCCCAAAACGTATAATAAGTTGCCTGTGGCTGATAGGCGGATACATCAATCACATATGATCTAGTCATTATCAATCACACCCGTCTTGATTTCTCCGGCTGGGATTTCTGATGCGTTGGTATTGTCAATAACGCCTGTTTTAATTTGATTTTTTGGGGTGGCTGGTGTTAAGTCACTCTTCTCATAAGCAGTTTGAACAGCATGTTCTACAGTTGACTGACTTACATCAAATCCCTTATCAGCTAATGCAATCCCAACAGTCTGGGTAGCCACCTTAAACTTATCATGTCCTGTCAGTGCTTGATTACTGTTCAAACTAGTGACAGCATTATCTGCTAACTTCTCAAGAACATCTAATAGTTCTTTTTCTTGTAATGTCTTAGCATGCAGTTTTTTCGCTTCCAGAACCGGTTTGAGATATTTCCAGGCAAAAATAAAAAGCACCGTTGCAGTGCCTGATGAAATAAACCAATATACAATATCATTAATCATTTTCATGACGATGTTCCTCCTCTAAGGTGTTTAACCGTTCTTCATGTGACACTAACTTAATATCATGCTTTGCTAATTTATCAAGAATTTCTCTTGTTCCGCGATCACGTTCTTTATTATCAGTGTTCATTTGGTTAATGGTTTGGCGTAATTCTTTAATGGCGGTTTCTAATGGACCAGTTAGGCCAAACTTCAACACACCCCAGAGAACTAAACCAATGCTTAAAATGCTAGCCGCATCTTCAATTGTCAAATGTACCAAATTATCACCTTCGCTAAATAGTCGTGAAGTAAACCGTATGATATGTTAATAGCCCATCGTGGGTATACTTGTCACCATCACTAAACTTCTGACAATAAACATGAACATTCCCATCAGGTGTAGTATGGATGAAAACACCACGCGTACCAGTTGCACTCCATAACTCTTCATTGCCATCCGGGCGAATAATAGCAGGTAAGTCAATAACCTCTATATCATCAGTGATATCACGATTTACACCAAAGGCTAACCGTAATTCCACAATCTTAAAGCCGCCAAGATCTGCAATTCTATAAGCACAGTTATAGCCATTGTTTACATGATCCCAGTCATATGCTCCGTTTTTATAAATAATTCCATCACGTTGCCATGCCCCCAGCACAGGTAATTGATTAGTAGTTGCTAAGTTACTTGGTTTGTTTTGAATAATTGACCAATCAGTGGCCACCAGTAAATCGTTACCATCTTTATCTTTAATATAAACTTTATCTGCCATTGAACTTTACCTCCTAACGATCAACTTTTCGCTGCAATTCCCGGATCTGTTTCTGCAGATCATCTACAATATCTGCCATCTGACTACGATAATCGTTAAAATCAACAATTGAATTTAGATCAGTTTCCGGGAATACTTGGTGCTTGCGCTTCTTCTCATCTTTTTGAAAGAGTTTTACTCTCGTTGGTAAGAACCCCATCCTATCGCCTCCTAAGCTGTTTGTGTTTGCAGATCATCAATAAAACATTCAGCATATCCCAATTGCGGAATTGAAGCATTAACAGAACCGATTAATCGATAAGACAAGCCAGTACTGTTTTGTGACAAGTTAAGGATTTTCAAGTTAGCCCAAGAAGTTGCTTGATCTCCGTAATGCTTGGTATCTGCTTCAGCTTCAACTGAATTAACTTCCATTGCATCAAGGTGCTGCTTTAACGTTGGATACGTATGCCCCAAGACATCTACCCTTGCATCTATAATCTCGCTCGGCTGAGGGGTCTTATTAATCTGAGCCGCCCAGCGAACTTCCCAGGCATCAGTAATACCTTTCAAGTATGAGCTAACATAATTACCATAGTTTCGTAGAACAGCCCAGTTATGATTCTTCTGCTCGTAAGCTTGTGAGTTTTGGAAAGGACTCGGTTCGTCCCATATATCTATTCGTGGAAAGTCATCCATAGACTATCCCTCCTATTGCTGTGTTGAAGTCGATTCTGGTTGAATATACTCCATCCACTTCCGCTTAGCTAATTCTGTAATTTCCTTATTAGATACATCATCAAAAGTCTTGCCTTCACCTAACATTTCCTTTGTAACTTTAATAGTGGCCATTGCTGTTTCACCAGTATCATTTAGGCCGTTAAAACCAACCATCGCATCAATAGTGTTACCTTGTGAGTCAAAGTCATAGCTAAGTCGATTACGATAAATGTTCATTGTCATGATATGTTACCTCCTATTTATTTGCTTTCTTAACGTCATTCTTCTTAGACGCAGTCAGTTCACTGATCTTGCTTTGCAATTTCTTAACTTGAAGTCGCAAAACGGTGTTATCAAATTCGAGTTGACTGTTCTTTTCCCGATATTCGGTGATTACATCATTAGCTTCAACTTTTAAATTATCCATAAAAAATTCCTCCTAAATAAAAAGACAAGCCCTTAGCCTGTCTCTGGTCAATTTACTTTTTGTAAACGAGTATTTTCATATCCTCTTCGCTTAGCTTTGATTTCCCAGCCAAATTTAACGTTCGGTCGGTCAGACTTCACAACAAAACGGTCATGCTCCCGCTGGTCAACCCAGAGATTTCCGGGACCATAAGCGGTAATAAATACTTGATAAGGAATGCTAGTATTGACGGTCTCGCTGAACAATTTATCAATACCGACAAATGCAATACCACTATCACCAGTTTGTCCTTCACCAATATCACCAAAATAATATTCAGCAGTTTCATAAGCTGAAACAGCTACGTCCCCTTGTGATGTCTTAACCGCAGAGTTTTTAGCACCATAAACATTAAAATTACCATGAACGTTAAATCCCGAGCCATCTCCTGCAAATAGAACGTTTACTTGATTACCATTTTCACCTTGTCCAACGTAGAATCCCACTTTATTATCTTTTTGGATGGTAAAAGTTGATTTATTGTTGCCATCATTAAGGCGGACGGCAAATCCTTTTCCTCGAGTAAGGACTGTATATTCTTTGCTGCCAACCCATTGTGCAATTTCGCTATCACCAGGACCGCCGCCCCATTTTGTGCCATACGGATCATCAGGATCCCAGTTGCCATTCGTGTCTACTACAATCTTAGGATGTCCTGCATTACCTGATGTATTTACGATACTACCATCCGGATTCACACTCGCGCCACCCCAGGTCGTTAATTGAATATTATTCACATCAGCAATATTTAATCCATTAGCACGATTTAGGTATGTGTCGTTTCCAACAAGAGACATACCATCATTACGCACCCAATAAATATTGTCTTTTGAGGTTTGAAAATAGCGATCATTAGTACCTGT